GATACCAACAATGATGGAGCATTAGATAATCCAGGATCTGTTCTTTATTACAAACCTACCAGGACAGGTCAGAAATCTAATCACAATATTGGATGGGGTATCTCAGCTACAATATCCATCCCATTAGATAAACGTCATAATGAAGGCTGCCTGAAGGCTGCTGATACGCAGAATCAATACTATGCTCAGTTAGTTGCTAACAAAAGATTAGATTTTGAAATTTCAAGATTAAAGCACTGTGCCGAGCAGAGAAAACTAGGAGTATCATTCCACCCTAAAAGTCCTTCATATAAAATCTGTGCAGATATTGTAGTGACGAATCCTCACGGTGTTATTCCGAATCATCAGCATTCGATTCCGAAATAAGTTTCTTCTTTCTTTTCAATCCTTTAAATCTTTCTACTTCTTTTTTACCTAACAAAGCCTTAATTCTCTTAATAGCCTGCTTTATTATTGGCTTTATTAACCTTAATAATATGGGTGTTGAAGCTGCTGCAGCGGTTGCTACGACTGCGATTGCAGCTGTTGTGCTTATCTGTGACGTTGTAGGTAGATATTTCTCAACAGGTGATGTCAATTCGTAGTTTGTTATGCAGGTTTGACCATCTGGACTAAGAGAATGTGAAACAACTTTCTCTCTGGATTCTGCGTTTCTCATATCTCCTACCCTCTGGTCAGTAGGCCCAGGGCAGGGTACATCTTCTTTTGTATCTGTGTTTGGTATTTCACCTACACCAGGTTGATCTGTCTTTGCTTCTGGAGGCGGTGCAACAACAGGAACTGATTCTTCCTGTACATATATAAGATTTTCTGGTTGGTAATCTATAGGTTCGAACCAAGGGACAGAACCATCACACATGACACGAGATCCTCTCTCATCCTGATTAACAAGTTCTATGGAATTTTTATTTGCAGGATTAAATTTAACACAACCTGGAACATCAACTATTGGAGATCCAATCTGTAGTGTTACAGGTGGAGTAAATGGTATTGAAAGATTAATATTATGAACAGAAATTGGAGTAACATTTATTTGACCTATCCCTATGGTTGGTATCTCAGACACTAGCAGTCATTAAAGTCCTGTGCTATCTGACCACCTATCTCTGCACCTTTATCCTGTCCAAACATTGCAACCCATCCTGCAGCCAGCCATCCTATAACAGGTATGTTACTTACAACTGGAGCTGCTTTAACCCCTACAGAAGCTCCTACAAGCCTTCCTGTAGACTCTCCACTTCCTTCTATCTTGTAACATGCTATCTCCTTATCTGTTGGTCCAGAGCCCCCTTGTGAAGTATTTGAATTAATCACTTCACCATTCATTGTAAATTCTTTCTTAATTAGAATTTTTTCTTTCTTATTGCCAAAGAATCCTTTTGGTATTTCACTTCTCTTTACGCTATTTAAAACCTTTGGATCATTAGCCATATATGAAATCTTATATCCAAATTCAGAAGCATCCACCTGGTAAGTAGTGTAAGGTCCTACAGGAAGATTAATTATTGGTAATCTATTACTCTTCTCAAGTATTAATGCAATATGTGATACACCAAATAATATTCCTAAAGAACCAATAAGAATTTTATTTAACCTTGAAGGTCTTTGTCTGTACATTATTCATAAACATATATGCACATACTACTGTAATTTTACAAACTAACCAGTAAAATTTAAGAGTGCTCTATGATGATGTCAAAAGAATATTTGGATCTTGTGGATATTGAGTCATATTAAAACCTATATGATTTCCTTTTTCGTCAGTTTTAGAGATAAATAAAGTTTCTAAAGCTGCTGCATCTTTACACGCATCAATTTCTGTTTTTCTCGTTTCATAAGCTGTACGTAAATCATCTCTATATTTAGCTATAGCAGGATCTAGCTCAATACTTTTTTCAAACTTTCTTACGACTTGCCAATCATACTTGTTTAAAAGTTGCTGTACTAAATATTTTTCTTCATTTTTAAAAATAGTTTTCAAACCAAAGTTAGTAACTTGGTCACCATTTATATTTAATACAGGATCACCATTCTGATCTGTCGCTTTTACATCTTCAATTTCTCTATCACTACCATCAGGATTATAAAAACGCTGATCTTTTAAAACTGGGTCAGATTCTTCTGTGATACCTAAAGCTTTACGATCATCGGCAGTAGATAACCGAAGCCAATTAGCTGGATAATTAATCTCATTAACAGAGAATGGTCTATCTATTGAAAGAGTGTTTCCGTTTAGTTTGTAAGCCATAATTGTATTTTACACGGCCCTAGTGTATTTAACAGGGTGTTTAGCAAAAGCCATAAATATATATTTTATTCCACTGTTATTTGTACCTTCATTTGTTTCTCGCAATTTAAAACCATTTGAAAGAAAATCTGTATCGACAAGGCTACTGTGAACTTCTGATCCAGAACTTTGTGCTTTTAAAGTTTTATTATTTGGGTTACCTGTTTCTCTTTTATTGTCACGGATAAACCATTCACCACCATTTTGTTGAACATTCTTATACATTAGCCATGCAGGTTGAAATCCTGTGTGAACGTAAGGTCCGTTGGTTGAGCCATTTCCAAAGTAAGTTCCGAAAGCACTAAAACCAATTATTTCAGACCAGGCATAAATAACCGCATCACCTTGACCGCCCATACCTGTGCCAAGATATATAAGTGAATTAGATGGTGATTGGTTATTCCAGACTGCTGCATTATTTTGAGTTGCTGCATTTGTATTAAGGTTAAACCAACCATTAGCACCAAGACCAGAATGATAAATTGCCCAATTAGTTGAGTTATTTAAAGGCTTTGCCAATATCCATTTCGGAGGTTTACCTAAACCATGACCTAGAGTTTGGGTTCCAGAACCATAATTAAATTCTATAATGCTGAACCCAACATCTTGATCTGCTCTCACTTGTGTTGTTCTACTACCACTGTTGTTTGTAACTGTAGATGTTCCTCCATCCCAACACCATGCAACATGATTTGAATTATTTGTATTTATACCTCCTCCACTAGTTAAAGAAAACCCACCAGTTTGACCAAATTGTAAATATCCTGTTGCTTCTGCCGAGGTTTGACTTGTAAAAATTCTCTTATTATTCCCTCTTTGTGTGTCATATAATTCGTGATGATAACCAGCATTAACCCTATTTTTAGCCCATACAAATGCAGGATTAAAATCTAAACCTGTAACATTTTGGTTTCCATTATTACCTGTATATAATAAAGTTTCATGATGTTCAACAGGATTTTTTATATCTACTTCTGGAAGATCAGCAGTACATAAACGACCAAAACCAGTTGGTGGTGTATAAGTAAATCCTTGACTACCCCAATTTATTGCCAAATTATTATTATTTAATACATGGAAACAGAAATTCCAGGTGGTATCTGTATCTATCGTTGTAAAAGCTGCATTTGTACCGTTCGCTGGGTTTCCACTATTGAAAAATGAACCCTGTTTGCCCCACCATATTTTTCCATTATCTAAGTCAACTGCACACATACCTATTTCATTTGTTCCTAAAGCAGAACCATAATTAGTAAGAGTGCCATTATGAGAAGTTCTACCACTTCCAGCAAGTATTCCAAATCCTACTTTATTAACAGCAGACGTATTATTACCAGGAGTTGAATCTGTATTTAACGAACCAGCATCATGTTCAATATTCATTATTGATAAGATCATCCCATCATCATTATTCAGTCTCTTATATTCCATATAATATTTACCACCTCTCATGGACATCGATGTAAATATAGGAAAATGAGCCCCACCTGCTGTCGAATTAGTTTCTAAATTACCATTTGCTGTATTTACATTTCCATGTTTATCTAAAACATTTAAAGTTGCAAAATTATTTGTAGGAGTATCTACAACTGAATCATTAGCAGGCCAAGCTGCTACAGAAAAATTATATGGTGTGAAATTATTTCCATTCCCTGAGTAATCCTTGCCAAGAGTTGTTGCTGTCGTTCCAGAATTATCTGAAAAATTTAAATAATGTCCATTTGTACCATATGTAATTGCTGGACTTGCTTTAGGAACCCATTGCCCAGTTACCGAATCTTCTTCAGCAAAGACATCTGCATCATATAATTGTCCATCACTGTAATGACATTCTGCAACATAGATACTAGCTGGAGAGTACATATCCCAGGCATCAATACCATAGGTCATCCGCTTTCCAGATTGGTTCATTGTGTAGTTGTATCCAGAAACAGGCTGTTGACCTGAACCTATACTTTGTGAAATACCATTTACAAAAATCTTTGAGGTACTATTAGCAGCATCTACTTGCCAAACAATGTGATACCAAGCAGTAGGATCTCTATATCTTGTATCATTAATCGCTCCACTATGATTACTGCCAGTGGTATCGTAATAGACATGAATCCTATCATCACTACCAAAATATATTGAAGCAATACCATTATTACCACCACCATCTCCTTGATTTTGAGAAGTAAAAAGACCGTACGTTGTAGAACCTAAACGCACTCTTTTAACCCAACCACTCCAAGTCCATTTCTGTCTATTACCGTCAGAACTAGGTTGATAAACTAAATATGTATTATCAGGATGATTAAATCTTAAACTTCTTTCAACTTCATAACCTGTAGAAACTCCAGCAGCACCTACTCTAATCGAATCTGTTAAACCCATTTACTTAATATCAAGAGAAACAGCACAATGTATTTCATTACTTCCTTTTACTACATAATCTATCCTATCTACTGCATTAGCTGCTGTCGAGAGGGTAGGTGCAGTACCTCCTACAAATTTATATGCTGAGTTGAATGATGCTGTCCTTGAGCCTGTACCATCTTGAACCAAAAATATTGAGCCAGTCTGACCTGTATTTTGATTATTTGGTTGAGCAAAAGTACTGTTTGCAGTCATGTTTACTAAATGATGGCAGGAAGTATCCATATCAATCGTGACTGTCCCTCCACCATGTGTTGTAATATCAACTCTACAAAGACCACCAACTACAATTTTTTCTAGAGTTAGTACTCCAGATGCAGAATCATTAGCATCAGATCTTAAAAAGCTAGAAGCATGTAAACTATCGACTGTATCTGCATTTGTAGCATTAGCTGGAGTTATGTTTGCAGTCCCATCAAAGGATGTTCCACCAATAGTTCTAGCATTCTGTAAAGCAGTTGCAGTTGCAGCATTACCAGAGCTGGTTATATAGCCGGCTCCATTGGTAATTGCATTGTTGTTTAAGGAAATGTTTGCAGATCCGTCAAAAGATACACCAGCTATTGTTCGAGCATTAGCTAAAGCTGTTGCAGTTGCAGCATTACCTGTACAAGAAGCCGATGAACCTGTCGTGTTTTGATTTAAAGTTGCAACTCTAGCAGCTGCTATTGTTCCTGAAGATATGTTTGATGCATTTAAAGATGTTAAAGAAGCACCAGATCCACTAAAACTTGTAGCTGTAAGTAATCCAGAAGATGAATTAAATGTTAGATTAGATCCACTTTTTGCACCTAGATTACCTGTTGCTGCTGTAGTAAATATAGGAAAACATGTAGTATCAGATGATTCATCGGCTACTGTGATTACTGAAGCTGTTGTACTTGGAGTGGTATATGAGAGCACTCCAGCTCCATCTGTAGTTAATACCTGGCCATTTGTCCCCTGACCTGTTGGGAAAGTAGCAACCTTAGTTCCGTTAGAAGCAACAGAAACTAATCCACTACCACTTTTAAAGATTCCTGTGTCGGTGTCTGAGGTAAACGTAATACTTGGAACAGCCGATGTGCCATCAGGAAATGTTCCACCAGCATTAACATAATCTGCACCTGCATAGATTACACCGAAGAATGCATGTCCGTTAGTAGGAGCAGAACTAAATACTATATTGGTTCCAGATAATCTAAATCCAGCAGAACCTGAAGGATCAGGTTCCTGAACTACACCATTCACCGATATTAATAATTGTGATTCAAATTTCGGAAAAGGAACAGGTGCTGATCCTCCAACCTGTAAAGCAAACGAAGTTTCACTACCATTAAAACCACTCGATATATCATCTATGATTTTGTAATCTTCGTTACTTCTTATGTCATTTCCTATATATGGCATAGATAATCAACTACAATATTCTTTTTCTCTCCTTATTTTAAGGTTAGTAATCTTTGGAATTACTAAGTATTAGGACCAGCAACAGATGGTTGGGTTGGCCAAACAACTTTATTAGGAGATTTATCTTTGTAAGTCTGAGGTAGATCTCTAAGAATTTGTCTATATGCAGCCCATTGAGACTGCTCTACAGTTGCATCCGGATTTGTAGTCCAATCACTGGACTTCAATAAATAATTTCTTTTCTTCCTGACATTTTCCCAGGTATCATCTTCTAGATCTAATACTTTATGTTCATTTATTCTTTCATCTAAAGAAGCAACTTCAGCTTTAAGAATCTCGAACTTAGTAAGTAAATTAGAAAGATCACTATTCTGTGTTAAAGCCATATTATGTCTGTTCTAAATAACTTATTGCAGCATCTAAAGCACTTGCCGTACCTGCACTTATTCTCAGAACATCACTTGACTCCATAATTATTTTCGATCCACTTATTATTTCTAACGATGATCCTGCAGGAACTGGAGCATTCTTGATTAAAAATACATCATCTCCACTATTTGTGACCAGGAAAACATCAACCTGAGCACTTGATGCTGTTTTATTTGAGATTAAAATACTTAAGAGAACTAAAGTTGCAGAACCTCCTGCAGTGACTACGTTAGTTCCTGAGTTACCTGTTCCAGCATTACTTACTGAAGATTTAGTATCAATCTTAAAGGTGTTTGCCATATTATCCTAAAGCTAGTATGAGAGCGAGTTGTGCCGAGCTATCGAGTTCTCCTGTAACAGTCAGGTTTCCTGAAACAATCAGGTTACTGTTATTTGGAATTGACACTGTGCCTGATGAATCTATTGTAAGCCTTGCAACTCCTCCAGTTACCAGCTGTATCTGATCCTGTCCAGTGCTCATTATTCCAGTATCTGGATCACTTGCAAACTTTAATGCACAGCTGGATAGTGATCCTAATGACAGACTAGAATTACTAGCATCTTCTTTTAATAAAGGAAATCCACCTGCTGTAGTTGCATCATGTATACAGACTGTCTTCTTTTCCGTATCTACTGTTACTTCACCGACTGCTCCGGTAAATCCAGAGTGCTGACCTGTTGTTCCTCTTCTAAATTGTACTTGGGTTGCCATAATACTATCCTAAAGCCACTGCTATTGCAGTAGCAAAACTTTCTGTGCTAATTGTTCCATTTGCATCTGGAACAGTCATAGTTCGAGTTGTGCTACCCGAAATACCAGAACATTCAAACGCTACTTTTTTAGAAGCATCTGAATTATCTTTTACTCTGAAAACATTATCTGCAAATTCCGAACTGCTTATATATCCTGCTCCGTTAGTAATAGCATTATTGTTTAACGAAATGTTTGCAGTTCCATCAAAAGATACACCAGCTATTGTTCGAGCATTAGCTAAAGCTGTTGCAGTTGCAGCATTACCTGTACAAGAAGCCGATGAACCTGTAGTATTTTGATTTAAAGTTGCAACTCTAGCTGCTGCAAGTGTTCCAGAAGTTATATTAGAAGCATTTGATGAAAAAGCTTTGATTGACTGTTGGGTAGCAAGATGACTAGCGGAATCACTAGCCATATCATCTTCATCTTTAATTGAAGTTCCTGATATAGTCGAATTTAAAACAGGACTTGTTAGTGTTTTATTTGTTAAAGTCTGTGAACCAGTAAGGGTTGCAACAGTTGAATCTATGGCAAAGGTAGCTGTAGTTCCTGATCCACTTGTATCTATTCCAGTTCCGCCAGTAAGTATTAATGGCTCTGAATCTAAATCAACATCAAAGTTACCTGAATCTGTTTGTACATCTAAATCTTCAGCAGTAATCTGAGCATTAACATATGCCTGTGTTGCTATTGTTCCATTTGCATCTGGAATAGTTAATGTTCTAGTTGTGCTACCAGATATTCCTGAGCATTCAAAAGCTAATTGTTTTGTATTATCTGAATTGTCTCTGACTCTAAAACCATTATCATTAGTTACTACAGCAGCAGAGGTTATAGAAGATAAACCAGCAAACGTCGTATTACTATTGCCCAGGGCAGTAGAAGTAGAACCAATAGTAATAGTACTGTTAGCAAGTTTGGAGTTGGGAATAGCATTAGTACTAAATTCTCCTGTACCCGAATTGTAAGTTAAGCCTGATCCCGAAGCAACACTTAGTGTATTTAACAATGCAACTGTACCTGTTGCATTGGGTAAAGTTATTGTCTTATCTCCACCGGATGCATCGGTTGATGTAAGTATTATCTCATCACTGTCAGCTGTGGAACCTTCAAATGTAATATTTCCACTTGCAAGTGTTATGGAATTAGCTGCTCCTGCACTTGATCCTGAAACTATTTCTCCTGATTCCAGACGGGTTAATCCAAGTATATTAGCTTGAGTTGAACCTAAGCCTGCACTAGTGCTTCCAAAAGTTATAGTATTGTTCGCTAAATTACTGTTAGCAATTGATGACGCAGTTGTTAATATTGTTCCTGTTTCATTTGGTAGAGTAAGAGTTTTATCTCCACCACTTGCATCAGCTGCAGTAAGTATTGTTTCATTTGCATCTGCAGTTGAGCCTTCAAATATAATATCTCCAAGTGTTATCTTTATAGAATTAGCTGCTCCATCAGATGATCCGGCAATTAATTCAGCTGATACTAAAGCATTCAATCCAACTACAGTAGAAGCTGTAGCTCCGAGTGCAACATTTGTACTACCTATTGTTAATGAAGAATTAGCCAGCTGACCATTAGGTATTGCACTGGTTCCAAACTCTCCAGTTCCAGAGTTATAAGTTAAGCCAGATCCAGAGGCTACACTTAATATTCCTCTCACATCTGAGTTAGATGTGCCTACATAAGTTATTACTCCAGTTGAATTATTATATGCAAGACTACCGAATCCTCCGGAATCAGTTACTGAGACAGCTGCTCTAGCCCTAGCATTTGTATAATATAAATTTGTATTTTCTCCAAGGTCGGCTGTAGTGTTACCAGCAAAATCGAGTTTATCCGTAGGAGTATTTACTTCCTGAAATAAACCACTTACCAGCGTAATCGCCTTACGTGTTGCCATCTTCTAATTACTACTGTTAGTTCCTTATCTAATAAAAAACTTTTATTATTCTTCTATTTTATCTTTAACAATTTTATCCCAATCGAATAGGCCGTCTTATTTTGACAGTCAATTCTGTATTATTGGGAGCTTCTCCTACTAAAGTCACAAATTGATTTGTACCTGAAGGGGGAGTTTTAGTAAGATGCCCTGGTGTTGTAGCTGAAAGGAAGAAGAGATCTCCAGCATCTAAAGTCTGTGATACTGCTGCTTGGCCCACCACTATCGTTCTTACAAGTTCTCCTGTAGTTTTTGTAGTCTCTGCAATACCAAAGACAGTTGCTTCATCTAATGTTCCGTTTGCTCTTGCTTTACCTACCTTTCCATCACTAGCTCTTATATAAAGTGCGTTTCCCTGAGTCACATCTTCAAAACAAGTTAACTCTACACCAAAAAGTTTAAATGCTGAGTCAGATGGTGATGTATCCTTGAAATCAAGGAGAGCACCTACGACACCTTCAAAATTAGGAGCGTAAGGACTGTGGTTAGTTTCTCCTGCCATTATCTTAAAAGAACTGGGGGTTCTATGTGAGTAGCAAATTGAGTTGTCGTGGCAGCTTCACCTACACGGGTTACTGCCTGCCCTGCACTAGATGGTGGTGTAAGAGTGATGGCTCCAGCTGTAGTTGGTGATAGAAAATAAAGATCTCCAGCATCTAGACCTGAAAGGGTTATTGTTCCTGCAACTATTACTTTCACAGTACCATTAGCGGTAACAGTGGTATTAGCAAAACCTATGACAATCGCATTTTCTAAAGTACCATTAGCTGCACTAGCTTTTCCTACTTGACCATCAGAAGTACGCATAAATAAGGCATCTCCTGCAGTTACATTTTCAAATGCAGTTGCATTAAATCCAATACGATCTGCTGGTGAAAAAGTAGGAAAGCCTTCTTTTAAATCTAATATTGCATCAACTAAGCCTCGGAAATTATTTTCATAAGGAGAACGAGTTTTAGTGAATCCATTAGCTGTTAATATATCTACCAGAACTTTTACAGCACCTTCTACATTTGCTTCAGCATTAGACATCTAAATTCAAAATCTGTATATATTTATTGTAAGTTGTTAAATCCTTTAGAATAGAAGTAAAGAAAAACAAAAGATTTGATGGACCCAGAAGTTATTGCCATTGCCGTGACCAGTGGACTAGCAGCTTTCACTGGTGTTATAAAATCTTTAAATGGATTCAATGATAAAATTCAGAGAAGATTTAACAAGTTGCAAGATGAAATTAATCGTGTGGAGGATGACATGGTACGTGGTTACGTATTGAAACAGGATTTCATTCGTGAGATGGATATAGTCCATCAAAAACTGGATAGAATCCTTGAGTTAATGATTAAACAGAACTCTAAGTAAGTTTAGATAATATTTTTATAGCTTTCTTACGTGTCTTACATTTCTCTGCTTTGAGATTAAGTTTGATTAGATTTCTATCGCAATCCTCTATCTCTACTTCCTTTGAACCAGATATCTGTTTTTGTTTTATTTTTTTCATTCCATTGTTTTCCTGCTTGTTTAATTTGTTCTTTTACATTCATGCAATGTTTACAATTACATTCTTCTTTTAATTTATCGCAGTCCATCCACCGATGCTAGTTCTATAAATATGAAGAGTAGTTGTTGACTCTATGAAATGTAGTTGACCATTAACTGGATTAGATGGAAAACCTGTATTAGTTATAGAAGCTATTGCTTTTGAATATTGCCAATCAGTTCCATCATGAACTCTAAATAGTTCTGTACTCGATGTATCAAGCCATGATTCACCTTTGGAAAAGCTATTAAATCCAGTGGGTGCATTATTAGGTTGAGTAGATCCTACATGAATAGGACCAACTTTAATTAAACCTGTACTGGGAGAAGCAACATTGTCAGCAAAAAACAGTCCAGGATCTCCAGAGTTTATGTTCACACAAAGTTCACCAGCTGCTATTCGAGTTGGTACTGGTCTATCATTTAATAAACTTGATCTTCTAGTTTGAATCTGTATAGTCATATTTAATTTATATAGAGTCCTGCATCTACATTTATGGTTTGCTCCACACCTGGATTATAAGTTGAGCAATCCATAGAGCTTATACCCACACCTGTTATTCTTTCTCCATTTAGATATGTACCTCCTTCTACTTCCCCGAACTGAAAGTCTGGTGTAAAGTCAGTGAGTGGCTGGTTAACTAATCCAATACGTACGTCTTCTATTAAATCGAAATCTAAGTTAAGAACTTTTTGCATAGACATTAATGTAGTAGCTGCATTATTTAATATCTGACCATCACGATTTAATTCTCCATTATCACGTCTAATGGTGTCTGTAAGTTTCATAGTCACAAGAGTAGGATCGAATTGAGCTACTTCTTCAGGTGCATTTCTCTGTCCAAACTCAATATCTTTATTTCCTGTCCAAGGTAATCCATAACCTAAAAGTGCCATACGTTCAGCTGCTTTTTTAGTTCTGTCCTGTTCTTTATCAAAGTTTTTATAAAATCTATCTAAAGCATTACCAGCTGGTTGATCATTTGGTTCGAGCAACCATGTATCCACATATTCATGTATTCTTAAATTACTAACAGTGCAATCTCCTTGAGTTGTTCCAGAGAAAGGATAAACAATTACAATTGTATTTTCATCTGGAACAGAACTGACTACGTATTGTCCATCTAATAAATCACCACTTGTAAAATCAATGCTTACTCGTTTATTAGAAAGCAAACCATGATTGGTAATAGTTATTGTTACATTAGGTCCGCTTTGTTGATATCGTCCTTCAAAAGAAAATTTATCATTACCTTCATCATGTTTCATAGACCATAAAGCAGCATAGATATGTTTACACCAACGTGTTTGATAATATAAAAGACCAGGAAGAGAAGCTTCTGGATCATCATTGTATTCAGGTATCTCATAAAAATTAGATGTTGGAGCATATCCAAAATCATTATGTACTCCAATATTGTCTCTAGTATCAATTACATTGCCCTCTCTGTCTTGACGTGTACCTGGAATAACACTTTCAATACCTGTATTAGGGAATCTGTCATCAGTTGAATCCTTATACAAATTAAATTTTCTACGACGCATAAAATCTGGACAATTACATTGATATCTAACTTCTGTTGTAAGGAATCTATTCTGTGATGCAAGAAAACCTCTAGGTGCAGGAACTACTGTCTTTGCTCTATTGTTAGTAAACTGGACACCATAACTTTCCTCACGTTTAAATAATATTTCTTCAGTGGCTAAATCAACTCCAGTAACTGTATTGCCTACATAGTTATTAAAATCAAATCCCTTTATTCTCCTGATTACATTTACATTCCCACTAGTTGTCACGCTTGCAATCGATTCCACTGTAAATTGTGTAGTACTTGTAACTATGACTTTATATAGTCCTATTCGTGCAGTACCTGTTGATATCTGCAGGAATACTTGATTACCTGTAGATAATCCATGAGCCGATCCACAAGTGACAGTTATAGTATTGTTTGATTGAGAGTATGTTCCACTAACTCCTGGATCTCTTTCTATTACACGATCAACAAGTCTTTCTCCAGCTAATAAAGTAACTGGTGTTGGCATACTTCTTATCTTTACTCTTTGTTCTGTCCATCTGGTATCAGCAAATCCTTCTGTTGTATCTGCAAATTCCTGTCTAACATTTACAGTTCCAGCTGTTGTTATTGAAGCTGCACTTGTGCATGTAAAAGTATCTTCAGTTACAGAGGTTATAGTTAATGTTTCATCAACTGCAGTTCCTGATGTGTAATCAAGGAAGGCACTTTCTCCTACACG